AACCGGTTCATTAGTTCGTCGTTTAACAGCAAAAACAGACTCAACCGGTCTTGTTGATGTTGGTGGAGATACTTACACCCATGTTCGTCTAGTCGTTGCAAGTCTAGACGGTTCAGCAAGTGGTACAGAACTAGCAACAAATGCTGGCGCTCGTACATTAACATGGCCAATTGCTGATGAAATCAGCAATGTTGCTGACACTCAAGGCGCTGTATTTGCTCAACTTGTAACCTTTGAAGGCGAAGCAAATATGCCAGAAATTGACATCAAAGTCGATAGTGTTGCCGTAACTGCCAAGAGCCGCAAGCTCAAAGCTAAGTGGACACCAGAACTTGGTCAAGATCTAAATGCTTACCACAATCTTGATGCAGAAGTTGAATTAACTTCAATTCTCTCAGAACAGATTGGTCTTGAAATCGATCAAGAAATGCTTGGTGAACTCGTTAAGGGTGCAACTGCTGCAACCCTATACTGGTCACGCCGTCCAGGTAAGTTTGTAAACCGTACAAATGGTTCACCACTATTGAATGGATTTACAGATGTAAATGGCGCTGACTTCACTGGTAATGTTAGCATGTGGTACGAAACACTCGTTGAAACAATCAACGATGTAAGTGCTGCAATTCACCGCAAGACTCTTCGTGGTGGTGCAAACTTCGTTGTTTGCGGACCAGAAGTTGCTAATATCCTTGAATTCACCACTGGATTCCGTGCAAATGTTGTCCATGATGATGCCAAGGGTACAATCGGTGCTGTTAAGGCCGGTTCACTCAGCAAGAAATGGGATGTATTCGTTGATCCATATTTCCCACGCAACCTTGTTCTCGTAGGTCGTAAGGGCAGTAGCTTCCTCGAAAGTGGATTCGTATATGCTCCATATGTCCCACTACAAGTTACACCAACCATCTTTGGTACTGAAGATTTCGTACCACGCAAGGGTGTTATGACCCGTTACGCCAAGAAGATGGTTCGTCCAGATATGTATGGCCTAGTTGTCGTACAAGATCTACTTGGTTGATAATAGGTTAAAACCTTGAAGGAGACCCGCTAGAAATAGCGGGTTTTCTTTTTTAAAAAATTACTAACTATTTATAGTATATTTTATCAGGAGATAAATTAAATGTTTTTTTATAGCGAAGTTGTACAAGAAATAATACAACAAATAATACTAAACCAATGGAATGAATCGCAAATTTTATCCGGTTCTTTGGCTGTTAATACTTCTGATAATTTTGGTTATTCAGTTGCGATAAATTCCGCAGGTAATCGTATGGTTATTGGAGCCACTTCTGACGAAGGATCAGTAAGCAACCAAGGTTTGGCATATGTTTTTGTTAGTGGGGCATCCGGTTGGACACAACAACATATTTTATCTGGTACCGGAGAAGTAAGTACTTTTAATTATGCAGAATCTGTTGCGATCAATTCAGCCGGTGATCGTATCGTGGTTGGTGGTCTTTACGATAGAAAAAATGGCGGTCCATTTTATACTGGTCTTGCGTATGTATTTGTAAGCGGTACAGATGGCTGGACGCAACAACATATTCTGTCTGGTTCGCTAACCAATCAAGGTTCAGAATATTTTGGAGCAAGCGTAGCTATCAATTCAGCCGGCGACAAAGTTGTTGTTGGCGCCTATGGAGATCAAAGAACCGGTGGTTCTTATAATGAAGGTCTTGCTTATGTTTTTGCTAGCGGAAGTAATGGCTGGACACAACAACATATATTATCTGGCTCACAGGCGACCACTCATGATGATAGATTTGGTTCTTCTGTATCAATAAATTCTGCTGGCGATAGAATTGTAGTTGGAGCATGGCAGGATGAATTTGGAAATCCAAGCGAAAGTGGTGCTGCTTATATATTCGTGAGTGGAAATAATGGATGGACAGAGAATAAAATATTAACTGGTTCTTTGGCAATTAATGGAGGAGATAATTTTGGTATTTCGGTATCGATGAATTCTGTTGGAGATCGTGTAGTGGTTGGTTCATGGTTTGACGAATCGCCATCTGCTCAACAAAGTTCTGGTCTTGCTTATGTGTTTGTTAGCGGCGCAAATGGATGGAGTGAACAACACGCCCTTTCAGGCACATTGGCAACAAACAGTTCTGATAGATTTGGATATTCCGTAGCAATTAATTCATCTGGTGATTATGTGGCTGTTGGTGCTTATCAAGATGAAAACGTTTCTTCACCAAGTGTTGGTCTTACTTATATATTTTTTAGTGGATCATCTGGGTGGATACAAAAGAATATTATTTCTGGTTCCTTAGCGGTTGATTCATCTGGTGACGAATATTTTGGTCATAGCGTTTCCATTAATTCAGTTGGAGACAAAATAGCTGTTGGTGCTCCAAGAGATGAAGCTACTGGAAATCCTTCTCAATCTGGTCTTGTTTATGTGTTTAATGGAAAAGAATAATATTTAAAATAATTTTATAAACCCGCCTGAAATATGGCGGGTTTTCTTTTATATCAATTTTAATACTATTTATACAGTAGCCATATATGGAGGCACTATATAAATGTCTGTTCCAGTTTTAACACCAAAAAGTCAAACCAGTGCTATTGTATTGCCAGCAACTGGAACATTTTCAAATGTTGTTTCTAATTTGCCGCTTGGTATTTATGCGTCAAATACGGATTTTATAAGTGGCGCAGTAGATCAGGTCGCATATACATACAAAATGATTGGTGGTGATGTTCTTGATATAGAAGTCACAGAAGGTCAAATATATGCTGCTTATGAAGATGCCGTATTGACTTATTCTTATTTTGTAAATCTTCATCAAGCAAAAAATTCAATTGGGAGTATGCTTGGTGCTCCAACAGGTACATTTAATAGTGATGGTGAAATAAAAAGTGGAAGCGCACTTTATAATCTTGTTAGTTCATCTGGACCACTAAATCTAACATATCCAATGTATGATATTACTGCTATTCGTGATATAGCAGATGCATTTTCACACGAAGCAGGTGTAGGTGGAAAATTAGATATATATTCTGCATCATTTGAAGCTCTTCCAAATGAACAAGATTATGATTTACAAAATATAGTAAGCAGTTCAGCTTCTAATCCAAATTCTTATTTATATGGAAAAGTAAATCCAGGTTCAAGAATAACTGTTAGAAAAGTATTTTATAAATCTGCTCGTGCAATGTGGAGATTTTATGGCTACTATGGTGGTTTAAATGCCGTAGGAAACCTTTCAACATATGGTCAGTATGCTGATGATAGTACATTCGAAGTTATTCCAGCATGGCACAATAAATTACAGGCGATGGCTTATGAAGACAATATTTATACTCGTATCTCTCATTATTCTTATGAGATTAAAAATAACAAATTAAGACTTTTTCCAATTCCAGACTCAACAGATATAAGAACTTTTTGGTTTGAATTTAGTGTTGGCTCGGGTGCTGGTGCAAATGTCGGTATAGGATTATTATCTGGTTCGTCATATACAGAATTAGCCGGAAAAGATTCAAGAATTGGTGGAGTAAATAATATTAATTCTCTTCCATTCTCAAATATTCCTTTCCAAAACATTAACGCTATTGGTAAACATTGGATTCGTCGTTATGCTCTTGCTGTCGCAAAAGGCATGCTTGCTGAAGTTCGTTCTAAATTTCAAACAATTCCAATTCCAGGCGAAAGTGTTACGCTAAATGGTGCAGACTTAAGAGCACAGAGTAAAGAAGAAAAAGATGCATTAAAAGATGAGCTTGTCAAAATACTTGAAGAAACTGATTATAATACTCTTGCTGAAAAACGCTCTGCTCTTTCTGATAATGCTAACAAAACACTATCAGCAATTCCAAATATTATATTTGTAGGGTGATTAAATGGGAAAAAAAAGAGTAGACCAAAAAAAGTGGACTCAACCAGAACAACCACCTCCTCCAATGTTTTTGGGGAAGAAAGAGCGAGATCTAACAAAACAAGTTAATGACGAATTAATTGAAAGAGTTATAGGTCAATCAATTATATATTTTCCATTAAATGTAAAAAATAGCGACTTTCATCCTCTTTATGGCGAATCAATAAATAAAACTTTTTTAAAACCAATAATAATAAAAGCACTGGTAAAGATTGATGAAGATCAAACCTCTACAGAGGTTTATGGATTAGATAAGAGTTCAAAAATAACAGTAAATTTTCACAAAAGAAGATTAACAGAAGATCAAGATTTATATGTTCGTGAAGGTGATGTTGTTTTTTATGGTTTAAATTTTTACGAAATTGTAAAATTATCAGAACCAAGAAAATTATTTGGCCAAGTTCAGCATAAAATGGAAATACAAACAACTTGTAATCGCGTAAGGCAAGGTTTTTTTAATGAACCAATAGAATTATTGCAAATAAGAGAACAAATAAGAATAAATGAAACACAAGATCAAGCTGGATTACAACAAATTCTAGAATCAACACCCATTGAAGCCGCATGTGGTGGAAAGATACAAATTATTTCAGGCAAAAGAACAAACTCAAAAAGATCTCAATTTTTAGATTATGTAAATCATCCTCAAAATTATAAAGGTTGTATTATTTATTTAACAGAAATAGATGAAGATGAAATATATGGAAATTTCGATCAATCTGATAAATTCTTTTTTAATGAAGGTGGAGTTTGGATTGAAAGTCCACTGTTTACACTACCATGATGGAAATAAAAAATGACCGATAAAACAGAATATGAAAAAAGAGGTCTTGAAACAAATCAAGTTTCAATAGAACCATCAACAATAGAAACAATCGATCTAGCTGTTTACGAATGGCTTGATAAAACAATGAATATTCATACCAATACAAATCGAGGATGGAAAAAAGTACCTATAATTTGGGTAGCCGGCGAACGAGCACATCAAATTAAAAATGATAGAACTCTAAGAGACGCTAACGGTGTTTTTATATTGCCAGCAATTACCTTACAAAGAGACAATATAACAAAAAGTTTAACCAAAAAAGGAACTTTTTATGCTAATGTGCCACCAGATGATTTTCGCGGTGGAGTTGTAACTGTTACAAAATTAGTATCACAAGAAAAATCTGGAAATTATGCTAAAAATAACAACTATAGAAAAACAGTTCAATATAATGTAAAAGAAAAAAACAACAAAGTGGTTTATGAGGTTACTAAAATTCCATTACCAACTTATATTGATGTAAAATATACAATAACTGTTAACACAGAATATCAACAACAAATAAATGAAATTATTCAACCTTTTATGACATATACTGCTGGTATTAATCATTTCATGATCAGTAAAGAACAGCATAGATATGAAGCATTTTTTGAAAAAGATTCATCATTTAAAAATGGTGGAAATATGACAAAATTAGAACAAGAAAATCGTCTATTTACAACTGATTTATCTATAAATGTTCTTGGTTATTTACTTGGATCTGGCGCAAATTCAGAAAAACCAAAGATAGTAACTTCAGAAACAATTGTAGAGGTGAAAATACCAAGAGAAAAAGAGATATTTGGCGAATCAACAGAAGCAGATAAGAAAAAATATTAAAACATTATATTGTTTCTTTTGAAAATAAATCTTACTATTTACCTAAGAAATACATGCTGTATAGGAGTATTTTATAATGAGTGGTGCAAATAAGTATCGTTTCGTTTCCCCCGGAATTCAAATCAAAGAAATTGATCGTTCACAGGTCAATAATCAAAATGACGCTGTTGGTCCAGTTATAATTGGCCGTGCTCGTCGTGGTCCAGGCATGGTTCCCGTGAAAGTTCGTTCTTATGAAGAATTCGTTCAAATATTCGGTGAACCAGTTCGTGGCTCAACAGATGGTGATATTTGGCGTGAAGGAAACTTAACTGCTCCTGCATATGCATCGTGGGCTGCCAAAGCTTATTTGGCTAATTCAAGTCCACTAACATTCGTTCGCTTAATGGGTTCTGAACATCCAGAAGCAACATCACAAGGTTATGCTGGTTGGAAAACTGATAAATCTATTTCTGGCTCAGTTGGTGAAAATAGTGGCGGTGCCTATGGTTTGTTCGTTGTTCCATCAAGCTCAAATCCACAAGTTACAGGTGCTTTAGCAGCAATATTTTATGTTAATAGTAATGCAGGATTAGCCCTTGTTGGTCAAAATCCAACCGGCTCAATGGTTACTGCGTCTGCAACTTTTGTTAAATCGATTGGTAATAATTTTGAATTTAGAATGAAAGTTCTTGGCACAGATAATGTAAATGATGCTAATCCTCTATTAGATACATCATTTAATTTTGATAAAACATCAGATAAATATATTCGCAAAGTATTTAATACCAATCCAACTTTAGTCAACACAAGTATTACTTCAGTCGATAATGTTGAAAAATATTGGTTAGGCGAAACATTTACAGATTTCTTAAATGATAATGTTACAGGAAGTGCGATGGGTGGTGCTTATGCATTTATAGCCGGCCTAAAGAGTACAACTGCTGATCTTTCAGATTTCCAATTAGAAGCACAAGCTGCAAAAACTGGCTGGGTATTTTCACAAGATCTCAGCACTGTAACCGGTTCATTTAATCCACATAACATGTCTAAGCTATTTAGATTTGTTGCTCTTGGTGGTGAAGGTTCTGGCGATTGGACGCAGCGTTCATTAAAGGTCGCCGTAAAAGATATTAAATATTCACCAACTCCATTTGAAAAATTTGGTTCATTTACTGTAGAGATTCGTAAAACAGATGACAACGATGCTCAACCAGCAGTACTTGAAGTATTTACAAACTGCAATTTAAATCCAAACTCAGAAAATTATGTTGCCAAGAGAATTGGTGATAAATATCTAGAATGGACAGATGATACTTTAACCGGTGAAAAGAGACATAGAGTATTCGGAAATTATGACAATGTTTCGAAACTTGTTCGTGTTGAAATGAATTCACTAGTCGAAGAAGGCGGTGTAGACCCAGAATCATTACCATTCGGTTTCTTGGGTCCAGTAAAATATAAATCAGTATCTTTTAGCGGTTCAAATCCATTAGTTGGAACAGATCTACTTAAAGCAGTAGGAAGAATTCCACTTGCTCCAGCTGGAACAAACGATACCGTTGATGTAACTGGCATAACTGCAATAACTGCTTCAATAATCTTCCCAGAATTGAAGATGAGAGTTTCAAGCTCACAAGCAGGTGTATTAAATGATCGTGATACATATTTCGGTGTTGTTAGTAATGTTGAAACTCGCGCTCAATTTAATGAAGAATATGTGGATCTTGTAAGAGTTAAGCCATTTAACTTAAATACATTCATTCCAACCGGTTCATTAACTGAATACTCAACAATCTTTACATTAGATGATGTTAGAGAAGTATCGGGTAGTGCTGGCAAATTCTTCTGGCAGAAAGATAGTCGTCTTGCCGGCGCTTCAATAAGTGCTGTTAGTGCATCATACAAATCAGTACTAGACAAGGGTGTAGATAAGTTCGTTATGCCAGTATTTGGCGGTTTTGACGGTCTGAACATCAAAGAAAAAGAACCATTTGCAAATCGCGTTCTGGCTTTAGGTTCAGCAGAACCAAGAACAAATTATGCTCAATACAGCGTACAAAAAGCAATCGATATGGTTTCAGATCCAGAAGTTGTTGAAATGAATCTTGTAACAATTCCTGGTGTAACAAATACAACTGTTACCAACAAACTATTAGATACTGCTAAAACAAGAAATGATGTTCTTGCAATAATCGATGTTGAAGGTGGCTATAAACCATCAACAGAAGAAGCTACAGCAGAACGCTCAAGAATGGGTAATGTAAATACTGCTGTTGCAATGATTAAATCAAGAGCATTAAACAATAGCTTTGGTTGTGCTTATTATCCATGGGTTTCAATTGACGCTGGTAGTGGTATTCCACTATGGGTTCCACCAAGTGTTGTCGCTCTTGGAACAATGGCAAGCAGTCAAGAAGCAACTGCTGTATGGTTTGCTCCAGCTGGATTTAATCGCGGCGGTCTAAGTAATGGTTCATCAGGATTAACAGTTCTTGATGTTCGTGAAAGACTATCACTAAAACAGCGTGATGCACTATATGAAGTTAACATAAATCCGATTGCTTCATTCCCAAGTGAAGGTATTGTAATCTTCGGCCAGAAGACACTACAGGCAACTGCAAGTGCCCTTGATCGCATCAATGTTCGTCGTCTTGCAATCTATCTCAAAGATAGAATTGCCAAGATTTCAAGAGGAATCCTATTTGATCCAAACTTACAAGTTACATGGGATCGTTTCCTTGCGCAAGTCAATCCACTAATGGCTGACACAAAGGCCCGCTTTGGTCTAAGTGATTACAAAGTTGTTCTTGATAGTACAACAACCACACCAGATCTCGTAGATCGCAATATAATGTATGCTAAAGTTTATATCAAGCCAGCTCGTGCTATTGAATTTATCGCAATAGACTTT